ACAAAATATCCTTGACCCCCATCAAATTGAGAATAGTAACCTTCAACATATATTCTGTCATTATCAGAAGGTGTAAGACTTGATAAGTCAGAAATAGTTGCTACCTGTGTAGAACCACCGCCACCACCACCGCCGCCGCTACTTTCTACTGCTGTTTCCAACTCTTGTAAAGCCGCTTTTGTCGTCGTGTTATCCGAAATAGTTGAACCCGAAAAAGTACCTAAGTTAGTAGCACCATTCACCACGCCCGAAGTCGTTTGTATTGCGTCTATTTGCGTTTGTATCTCTTCACCCATGCTTTGTACGTCACTGCTTAAAATATTTCCAGTTGGTGAAAAAGAAACCTCTACGGCTGTTTGATCGTCTGTACCTGTACCGTCTTGCAAGCTTGATAAATCAACACTGTTTGCATCTTCAATACTTAGTGTAGTACCTACAAAACTAAGTGTTTGATCGTCTGTTCCACCACCACCACCACCTGCGCCAAGTTCAACCCATGCAGAACCATTATAAACATAGATTGCACCTGTTGTAGTTCTAATATATGTTCTTGGTAGTCCTGTTGCGGGTGCAACTGTTGGTACTGCTGTGCCTTGTGTAATAGCAAACTGCCTTTCCCATGCTGTATTTGCCCTATTCCAAACCCATAATTCTGGCGGGTTTGCCGCTGTATTCATTGCAAATTCACTAACAGAATAAAGGTCTGGACTACTTGGTGTAGTGCCAGGTTTAGCCGAAAAGTATAAAATACCGCTTCCTTTGTCAATCGTTGCGTCTGTTGTTTCTTGCGCAAAACCACAAAAAGAAAATAGTAATGTAATAAATAATAAAACCTTTGTTTTCATAGCTCTATACTTTGTCTTTAAGACAATATTTCTTTTAATAAATATGAAGGCATCCCGTAGATATTACCTTCGCCTAAAATGTATAAATCACCAACAGAAAACCCGCCTACACTTACAGCGTCTTGATCGCTTGTAAATGTTGTTAAGTGATTTGCCGCTGTTACTTTTAATGAATTTTCAACACCGCCATAAACATTGCCTAATGCTAAGGCATACACACCCCCTAAAGGGATGCCGTTTTGCATAGCGTCTTGGTCACTTATAAATGTTTGTATTGGATTAACTTCAATTAAAGCACCTGTATAGCCAATTGGAGAAGTTTGGCTTACTGTAAAGCTTTCCCCATCTTGAACACCTGCATTTATAGCGTCATCTGCTGTATCAAAATTACCCTCTGATTCAATAGCGTCTGGTATTGGGTATTCAGTAACAGGTGAGGTAAATAAAAGGCCGCATGTGGCATTAAAAATCTCTATGTAAATACCTCTATCACCGTTTTCCCGTGTGTAAGTTAAACCACTTAAAAAATCAGCATCAGAACCAATTGCTGAAAGTCTTTTTGTACCTGTTGAAGTAATAGACCACACTTTTACAGTAGTAGCTTTGTTTGCTCTGCCTGTAACCGTGTAAGGAGTAGATAAAGTGTATGATAGTATTTCGGGAAGTCTTAACCCATTTGCGCCGAATTGCTGAAAATATCTATCGTTTGTAAGGTCGTAAACTTGATTTAAGTCTGTTACAATTTGACTGGTATAAGTATCTCCTGTATTATACCTTCTTACTATGTATGTGTCGGTTGATTCATTATAAACTATCACATAATCACCGTCTATAAAATCAGTATTTACGCCTAAAGAGTTAACGTAAAAAAACCCTAAATCTTCTGCCCCCCCTTGTGGCACTGTGCTTTTAGCTGTAAATTGCACATCTGGCAAACAACTACCCGCCACAACTCCACAACTTGCCGTGCCTCTCGCGCCTGTCGTTTCGCTTATTACCGTTGTATCAGTTGTAAATAATATTTCAGCTACATAAATTCCCGCGTTTTGTTGTGGTTCTGGGGAAAGTTCAAATAAATCTGTATTGTATTTGTAATATTGATCTGTAATTTTTACTGTATCATGTAAAGGAATTAACCGCATAAAGTTTAATGCTGCTTCATGCACTATCATTTTTAAGTTATATTCCTTCCATGTTATTTGCCTTAGTGGAAATTCTATCCCATCTCTTTTATCTACTTCTTTTTCATACTTATATTCTGGCGTGCTTATACCGATTGTAGGCTTTAAATAAAAGTAGTTTTCATAGCCTAAGTTGTATTCAATAAACCCTTTATTAAGCGGGAAACTTTCACTATGACAGTATTCTATTTTAATGAATTGGCTAACATCTGGACACATACTAAACACCTCGCTATAAAAGGTGAAAGTCCCATAAGTCATTTTACAATAATAATCACCTTGATCGAAAATAGAAATAGGAATAGGCTGGTTTGCAATATATCTTATTCGGTCTAAAGTTGCACCTGTTTCTAATAGGAGAGAATTGGTATTAATAAGGCTTAAAACATCTGTTTCAGCACTTGTTTTTTTGTTGATTATTTTAAACTCTGTTATTGTTGAATTGGTAGGGGAAACATTAATTTGAAAAGGCGGGATTTGATTTAACTCTGTTACAAGTGTAAACCGTTTTTGATTAGCCATAAAATTCCTTCTGTGGAATTGTTGGCTTAACTTTTCGTACCATAATAAAACACCACCGTTACTGAATATCATGTTCTATTTCAATCTCAACCGTATCGTTTAAATGATTAACGGTTATCTCTCGCGCCACGCCTTCCCCTAAACTGGTACGTATTAAATTTAAAAAGTTTATACTTACATTCGGATAAATTACCTTTTGTAATCTTGTCCTTTTTAAACTTGTCGCAATAGTGCTGTTTTCATTAATAAAAACACCATTTACAGGCAAGTTGTCTTTGTGATAATTTGGTATTAACCAGACGTTTGCAAGATAACCATTTTGTAAATTATATTCAAGGTTTACACCAAAGTTAACGTCTACGTATGGCAGCACATATTCAGTACTAACTAATTCAGCTTCAAGCCAAAAAAATCCGTCATTACTTATGTTACTTGGTTGCGATATAGCAAAATCAATGTCAGTAGTAAACCTACTTGTATTTCTATCTTCTATTGTTCCATCTTTCAACCCTTGCGGCACTATATCAATTGGATAACCTTCAAATGGACGGCTTACACTATCCATCCATTTAAACCTTATTTGCTGCGGTATTTTTGATCGGTCGTACCTGTATTTATTTGTTTTGTATCCCCAAGTTCTTAACGTTTTTGGCTCTGTTTCAGTTGTTAGGTCAATTCCTACTGTGTCGGTTGTATAGCTACCGCCTTTATGAAAAAAGCGTTCATGCTCAATCCTTAACCTATTTGAATCGTCAATAAACCAAAAATTGTAGTAAGTGCTTTTAAAAAATTCAAAAATTTCTGAAAGTTTTACTTTAGCTGTTTGTGCTGCTTGATCGTAATTGCCGAATAGAATATTAGTTTTTTGAGTAATTATAGGATATAGTTTTTTTGGCCTTAATGGATTGCTTGCGTTGTAAATAAAGTCTGAATGTGATACCGTGTCAGAAAATGTTAGATTGCTGTCTACTTTGTCTAAAATTCTACTCAAAACATGATGCAATTGCATTGCGTTTGTATCTGTAACTGTTTCTACTGCGCTTTCTAGTATTGCATCAAGGTTAGAATCAAAATAAAGCCACAAAGAGAAATAAAACCAGTTCACTTTAGAAATAGGAAAGCTAGTTACATTCCCACTCAGGATAGGCCGCCTAAAATATTGACCATTAAAAAAACCTGAAAACCCAGCAGGTTGAAAACCACTATCTGAAAATTGATTGTAAAAAGTTGGCTCTGTTTGATTTTCTTCTGTAATGATAACGCCCGCATTCGTAACAGGTGAAACAAAAGAATATCTGCCTAATTCTGGTACAATGTCATTTGCTGGTATCGGGTCAAGTGTAACTCCGTCTACAATCTCAATCGAACTAAGGTATCTACAAAACACCTTTACTTGCGGTATTCCTATTGTCTCCTGACTAGCATTAGATTGATTTACAAATGTTGTAGCAAATGCACTATCCGAACTACTGTAAACTATTGTACCTGTGCTTGTATCTTCAATTTCAAATACATTAATACCAAGTGTAGCGTTAAAATTTAAAACAATTTCATACGCTCCATCTTGCCTAACATTACTCACATAAAAACCGCTTACGTCTGGGGATAATTGACCAGTACCAATGATATAAGTACCCTCTAATACTTTGCCAAATTTATAAATATTTAATAAATCGCTTTCGCTTCCTACTGGCGTAATTTGTTGTTCTTCATAAGTACCCGCTATATAGTTAGTAATTGTGTCAGAACCTAGAAGATAAGTTTGAAAAAGCGGTGCAATATTATACTTTACTGGCGTTTTCTCAACACCTAGTTCTATTAGATCAAATTCTGTGTCTAACTCTGTTAATATCTTTCTATATCTTGACTCTGTTTTAAATTTTACACTAATCTTTCGTTCGTCATCGTCAAACTCACAATCTAATTTATAAAAATAGCAATCAAAGATTTTATTATAATTTACTCCATTATCTGTGCTTTTATGTATCTGAATTTCAATAGGTTCATTAATGCCAAAGTTGTTTTTTATAAAGTCAACATCTTGACGAATAAACGTAAATGTTGTGTCTATCTCAAAAATAGTAGGGTCAAAAATACCGTCTTTATCCTCTTCACGTTTTGCACTTGAAGTAAAAGAATTATTGTAAACTGGGTAAACCTCTTGCAATAACCCGCGATAATCTATGTAAAATCTATATTTAGGCATTTTTAATGCGTGTAGTTATATTTTTTCGCTTTCTGACAGTGTAACCGCCTTCTTGATATATTTTCGTTTCTCCTTGCTTGCGTATAGTTGTTAGTTCCGTTTCCATTTTTCGAGTATTTACGCTTGAACCTTTGTTTATTGCAATAGTTGGTGCGCGTTCACCCATGAAACGGCTTTCAAAATCTCCTTTGTTTAAACTATCAATCAAAGCAGGTAAAATATATTTATATTTCCTTGTCGCTTTTGGTGTAGTTATCATGTGAGCCTCTCCGCGTTCTGCAAAAGCTGGTTTCCCTTCACTTTGAAAACCTAAATAAGTGTCATTCCCGCTTGCGTGTGAGCCGCCGCCAATAAACTCAATGCCCCCTTCGCTAAATTCCTTTTTTGCTAAACTAGCGGCTTGAATCTTTGCAGCTGTAAACGCTCCAAACATAAGTGCAATCAGCGGGATAGCGATTAGCGGATTCCCTACTTGTGAATATATTTTCGAAGCGGCTGTTACTAAGTTTGTCGTTTGCTCAATAGTTTGTACCCTTTGTTGTGCCTGTTGTGCTTTCCTTTGATCTTCTAAAGCTTCCTTTTGCACTTGCTTAGACGCTGCTAGTTCTTGCTGTGCTGTTGCTACGTTGTTCGCAAGTCCTTGCTCTGCAAGCTGTATTTGAGTTTGCAAATTCTGTTCGGCTGCTGTCACTTCTCTGTTAGCTGCTTCGACCGCTTGGTTTGCAATATCTACTCTAGTTTGTAGAAAGCTAAATAATTGCTGTTTTGCAAAATCTAAAGCACTTGTAAAAGCTTGTCTTTCTGAATCATCCGCTGTTAAACCTAGTAATCCAAATAAACCTTTATTTTCTCCTTCTTCAACTGTTTTTGTTATTTCTTGCCTAAAGTCTTTAAATGTTGAAAGTGCTTTTTGTGTTTCTTGTTCCAGTAAGTTCCCGCCGCCGCCTAACTGGTCAAGCGGAGCAAATATCTTTTGAGAATCTTCTACAACTTCACGGTTAACATCTCTTAAATCTTGCACTAAAGCTTTGCGCTCTCGTAATATTTCAAGAATCCTACCCTGTACTATATCATCTAAATTAAGAAGTCTTAACCGCTCCCTAACTACACGTTCATCATCTTCTAATGCAAGTTGGTTTAAATCTATTCTTTGCCCTGTAAAATCCTCTACTAACTTTATTTGTTCTGCAAATGCACTTTCGTTTAAATCTGCCAATCTTTTCGCTGATTCAAATCTTTGATCTAAAGTTCTGCTTTCATCTGATACCTGTCTTTCTAAAAGCGTTTTTTGTGCATCAAAAAAGTCAATTGCGAAATCTAACTCACGTTCAAAAGCATCTCTTTGTATTTCTCGCCTTTGTTGTGCTGCATTCGCTTGAAATAGTAAAAGTTCTCTATCTGCTTGCTGCACTGCATTTATAGCGTCTGCCTGTTGATTTAACAAGTCTCTTATTTGTTCACCATTTGCACGCCGCAAATTTATTTCTTGTGTAAGTAGACTTAAATTATTACGTGCAATCTGTTGTTCTCTTTGCGCTCTTTGCTCGCCTAGTTTAAGGGTTTCTTCTAGTGCTTTAGCTTGCTCTTTTAATGAAAGTGTGTTATCATCTGCGCGCTGTTGCGCTGTTTCTTGCTGTGTAGCTAATCTTTCAGCTTCTATTGATAACTGTCTATTAGCTTTTTCAACTTCTCTTTGTGCTGCTGCTAATTTTTGAAAGGCGGCAACCTCTTTATTTATTTCTTCTGTAACCTCGCTTACTGCATTTGCAAAATCTTTTTGTGCTTGTTCGTCTAATCCTGTTACAAACTTGACTCCTGCGGTACTGGCTTTTTTAAACGAATCAGTTGCTTTATCAAGATTTCCTGACAAAAATTGACCTATCCCTTTACCTACATTAAATAGTAATTCGCCAAATCCAACAAATCTATTTATAACATTATCGAGAAGAGATTGACCAAACGCTTTTATACTTCCTAAAGGGTCTTTAAAAGCATTTTGTACACTTTCAACAACTTTTACAGATAATTCAATCAAATTAGAAAACAATGCGTTTATGGTCGCGGTCGCTTGTTCTAATAAAATAGCTCCCTTTTCACTTTTTTTGAAAGCATTAAATAAACTACCAAGTGCGGCAATAATTATCGTTAAAACGCCTAAAAGCGGTGTTTTAGATAATAAATCAAATGCTTTCCCTAATCCTAATGTTTCTTTAATCGCATCTTTTACGGATTCTTTGTAATTACCGACATTCAAAGCGGTTTTTCCTGTCGCTTCTTGCAAGTCCTTCATGCGACCAAATAAGGCGGCTGCTTCTTTTTCTAACTTCCTCTTCTCAATTGCCGCCTTTCCTGTCGCTTCGCCCATTGCGTTGATTCTGATTTTCAATAGGCTATATTGTGCACTTAGTCGGTTGTAGCTACCTTCTTCATTTTCATTCAGCTTTATAGTAAGTTTATTTATTTGGTTCTGCTTGCGCTTTGCTTCTCGTAATTGTGCTAACTCTTTTCCTGTTTGTGTGAGTGTGTCTTGATACGATTTTTGTGCCTTTGAAAGCTTGTCCGCATCTTTAGCCAACTTTTGTACCTCCTCTCTTTGTTGTGTACTAGCTGTATTAGCTTGTTCAATTGACACTTTGAGTTTAAGCGCATCTTTTTTAATTGCAGTTAAAGTGTTTGTGTACTCTTTTTGCAAATCCTTTAATTTCTCAATAGTCACATCTATTGAACCATCATCTTTTACTAAGTCACTATGAAAAATCGGATTTGCCATTTATCTTTTTTTGTTCTTCTGTATCTGTTGTTTTATAAAATCAAGTTTTTGGTAGTATTCTAAAGTTGTCATTGTTTTAGGGTCTTTATTGCTGTACTGCTCAATTATTGTGCAAGTTTCTTCAAACCCCTTCACAAATTGGACTTCTAATCCTTGCTTACCTGCAAAGTTTTGCGGCTTATGTGTAGAAAATAAAAAGTCCTCAATTGCTTGTATCTGTTGTTCTCTTTGCGCTGTTTCACCTTGTATGATCTGCTCACACTGAAACTTTGCCCTTAATGCAAGCTTTTGGTAATATTCTACTAATTGCGTGTTCGTCTTTTCGGGAAAATAGTATTCAAATTCAGTTTCAATTTTTTTTTTACTGAATCAATCCACGTTTTAACTTTTCCCCATGTCAAGCCTTTGTTACTCAATTGATCGCTTAAACGATTTAATCCATCTGTACTAATATCGTTTTGATCTTCTCCGTTTACTTTTGCTACTAGACACATTAGAGCGTTTATTTTTGGATTTTGGCCGCTTAGTAGTAGATTTATATTTTGCCATAAGTTTAAAGTTTGTTGGCGTGCGTTGTCTTTGTCGCCTTTTTCAATGAATCTAATTATTTGTGAAATATGCGTACCTACTTCTTGAGCAGAAGAACCAATCCCGCTATCAATAAGTAAATACTTAGTGTATTCTTTAAATCGCTTAATTGGCATTTCATCTATGCTTTCGTAGTATAGTATTTTGTTGCCATTTAGCTTTTGTTCTACCATTTTGCAACAAATGAATTTTTAAGCTCTTCATCTAATTCAGATAGTGATTTTTCACTTACACCAGCTTCTAAAGCTGTATTATATGCTGTCATCATTATTTGAAATTTCTGCATAACTTTTATTTTATTCGTTGTTTAAGCGTCCATGCAATTGAACCCTCACTATGAGCGTCACCAATTACATAAATATCATTTATCTGGATACCTGCGCTTGCTGCTTCAGTATCAGAATTAAATCTTTGAAAACCATTTTGTGCAACTACACGCATTTGGTTTTGTACACCTCCGTATATGTTCACTTGATCGAGTGCGAAACATGAAGCAGCCGAAACACCCCCTAATTGCGCTGCACTTTCTGAAATGTAAGTAGTACTAGCACCTTTCTGAACTATTGTTCCAGTTGGTGCACCTTCTGTATTGCCTTGACCTAAAGCGAAGTGTTGACCATCTGTCAAATCACTTGCCGCAGTTTCGTTATCAAAAACGCCCTTTACTATTATTTCACAATTAGGCAAAATTTTAGTTCCTGAACTGTAAATAGTGCCACAATTCCATACTTCTATTTCTCCATCTATTCTAAACCCCCCATAAGGGCGCATTAAGAATTGTGACTGAATTTCCCTATGATTAAAGCCTGTATAAATATTATCAGCTTCTTCCCAAAATCGGTTTATGTAGAACTTAAAGTTTACACCTTTAATACTTTTAATATGGTGTAAGACTTCATTTTTAACATTATCAATACTGTAATTTTGCCAATTGTCGCCAAAAATAGAAGGGAAATAAAACCAGAATATTAAGCCAAATTCTCCTTTTAATGTCTGGTAAGTAGTAAAATTTTCGTCTGGTATTTCTTGACTATCTGCAAGTGTAAAAAATGAAAAATTACCAATGTGCTGGTCAGGAAACAACTTTAAATAATTATCTTGATTTTGACCATAAAACCAAGCAGGATAATAAATTCTTTGTCTATCTTTTTGCTCTATAAGTTTTTGACACCTGCCAAACGCACGTAAAGACCACGCCGAAAGCTTAATCTCAAGCTGTGCGGCCATTTCTGCAAAAGCTTCATCAAAAAGCTTTGGATTAGTTAAAACTAAATCGTTTGGAGTGCTTAAACTCATTCAAATATTTGTTTTCTGAAAGCTTTTTGTAAATCTGGCTTAATGTTTTGTGCAATCTCAAACATAGCATCTTGATCTAAACCAAATATATCTTTACCGTATTTTCGTTCTATCTTTTCCGCTTTGTCATCGTTTGAAAAAATAGCAAAATACTCTTTATCAAACCTCACCTCAAAACCGTCGTAAAAATCACCTGTATCTTTTAGAGTAACTCTATTAGTAGGCTGTCCTTTTTGACGCTTTATGGTAATGGTTAACGGTCGGTAACTAGGTGTAATAGCTTGCTTGTTTGCATCTAATCCAGTAAACAACTGCTCAGTATTTAAGTCAATTATTTCAGCTTCATAACTTTTCGCTTGTTCAATAGTTGTTTGTGGCAACTTTTCGCTTGCTTTTATAAAAGTATTTAGCATGTCATCTATTGGAGTTTTCATACTGTTTTATGATGTACTGAACGCCTACGACACGTTAAGCAATCTTTATCAATGTTCGTTTGGTCAAACTGGATATTATTTATTGCACTTGTAAGCTGATAAGCTAACCCTTGTTTCTTTTCGCTTTGTGTGTCGCCTTCAATCTCGAAAAGTATCTCATTACGTGAGATATTCTTTATATTCCTGTTAATGTTCGAGTTTGGATTGTACGCCAATTCTCGAAGCATATTAACAGCAACTTGAAATTGAATAGCTGTTTTAAATAAATCCTTTTGACTGACAATAAAATCTGTGTAATCGCATGATGTGTCTATTTCTAAATTTAACCCATAATTTGTAGAAATAGTATAAGCTTGCTTTACGAAATCCCACAACTCGTTCGCGTCGCTTTGCACATGAAACGCACGGCATAAAGTATATTTTCCAGTAGGGTAATGAATTGCTTTTTCATCCCAATTGTAATTATACACACCGTTGACACTTTGCCCTGTTAAATCGTCTTGCTCGTAAACTATGTAGTACGCGCCGTTTGGCTCCAAAGTCCAATCTACATTAAACCATTGAACCCCGCTATTTGCCGTATAAACACAATCTTGATTTTGTAAAGCTGTATTACTTAATGAAGAAAATAGCTTTACACTTAATGTTTGATTAGTATCTAATTGCAAACCAATCTTTCTAATAACTGTCTTTATATTCCTACTCTTGCGCGGTACGATCTCGAAGCCAACTAAACGGCCAGACGTTTTTACATCTTTTAAATCATTCCTTCCAGTTGTGCGAAACAATTTATTCGATTCAATAAGGCTTTTAGCAGTTCTTTTATATACTTTTTCGTCTAACCACCTATTTATTGTTTGAACCGTCGCGGCTTTAGTCTTTTCTTCCAGCCAAGTAGAAAATAAAACACTGTCATTTTGCACGTGTAATGGCGCAACGCTCAAAAGATTGTCAATAGTTAGCAGCGGGTGTGCATCGTTAAAATACAATCCAGAAGAGCTTACAGTTTCAGCCGCTTGCAATTGTGTGCCGCTTGCATCGCTGTTTTGTCTCCATCCTACTAAACCGTATAAATCTGTTTTGAGCGTTGTCGCGTTTATCATAGCTTTAAATTATAACGTGTCGTCAGTATCAATGTTAAACTTGATAATTGGCTGTGAATAGCTGCTTAAATCACTATTGTAGTTAGTTACAAAAGCAATATCCACCGCAAAGCTGTAACCTTCAACCTTTGTCGCTGTTAAGTCTGCCGTTGCTGCACCTGTTAAAGTATTTTTGTCAGCAACTAGGTCATAATACATAACGTCCATAGGAACTGGAATGCCAGGCACTTGTTGTACGCTGAATTGATAGCCATTCCCTGTTGTGTGTCTCATCATTGCATCACGGCTATGTCTAAACACCATGCCTAAACAATCATCCATAACTGCATAACCTGTTGCTTGCTTGTCGGCTGCATCTGCAATGCGAGTAGTGAAGTGGAACTCTTTATCTGCCCACTGAATTGCGCGATTTTGTTGGTTGTATAAACCTTGCTCTGCAATCTCTAAAATAATAGATTGAACACCTGCATTTCCTACAATATGGCGCGGCTCATTAAAGTCGTTAGCCATAAACATAGGGTTTAAGTCTGCAAATATGCGTAGACGTTCAGTGTCGGTAGCTGTAAGAATATTTGATGCAACTGTGTAGCCTAGTTGATTTGAAAAGACTTGTGTTTTGTTAGTGTTCAAAACAGTATCACAAGCTGTATCAAGTGTTGCCATTAATTTATTGACATGCTTTGTAAGCTTATAATTAAAGTCACGCTGGTAGTCTGTTTCGTTGTTGCTGTATTGCGCAGGAATCATCGTAAACCCAAATTGATAGGTCGTAAACGGGATTGACTGCATTGCAGTTGTGTTTTCATCATCTGAAACGGTTGTAGGACGTGAAGAACCGATTGTTACAGTTGCATCTTTATCATACACCATCGTTTCGAGTGTGTTACCTTGCGCTAATTGCGCCTGTCTTTGTAAGTCCTCTGTAATGATACCAGTAGGACTATCTGTTTGTCTTGCAAAAAGATCAAGTGCGCCATATCTCGACGCTCTTTCTTCCCATTGATCTAAGCGGGATGCAGCTCTAAAATTTTGCATCCTTGATAAAATCAAACTCATTGTTTGTCGATTTTTAACTGTGAATCGACACTACCCATCGCATCGAAAAAATATGTTTATTTGTTTGTGTAATCCCTTTACACCTTATTTAACTGGCATTTCAGCAACTTTGTATGCTTCGTATGCTTCATCAAACTTTTGTTGATATGCTGCTGAACCTTGCGCAAACCCTAGCTTTATAAGTTGTTCGTCTATTTGCGAAGCTGCTAAAGTTTGTGTATTTGCATTTACAGCAACACTTGTTTGTATTGAACTTCTATTCCCTGCTGTTCCTGTGCCTGTTTGTTGATGCCCTTCATCAATTACAGACTTTAAGCGATTTAAAAGCAAGTCTTTGCCGCTGACTGGTAAAAGTGTTTGTTTGTCCATCTCAACAGCACCATCTTTTTTAAAGACTAAATTTGTGCCGCCTTGATTATTTGGCATAAGATCAATTTCAAATTCGTTTTGCAACTGCTTTTTTTGTGTCTCGATAAATACTTTTACCATTTCCTCTGGAAGATCAGAGCGAAATTTAACCCCAGAAGTAAAGTCAGAAAAAGCAGAATTAATTTGATAATCTTTTATTTGCTTTTCTTTTGCAGCATATTTGTTTTGCCATTCTTGTAAAGAAGATGTTTGATTATCTTGCATCTGCTTTATAGTTGCATCCTTTTCAGATATAAACTTTTCTAGCTGTGCAATTTGACTTTTCAACCCTTCATTCCCTTGTCCTTCTTTTTGCTGCTGTTCTAGCTTTTGTTTGTCTGTTTGTAGTGTTTCAATTTGTTGCTTCAATTCTTTTGAGTCTGCAATATTGCCTAAACTTGGCAGTTGCTTAATAAACTCATAAGTTTTTAAACCTTGCGGCTTTTTAATACCAAACGTATTTTCAATATCAGCGTCTAAACCGCTGTAAATCTCACCAATACGTTTGGCAATTGTGTTGTTTTCGTCGCGCTCTGAAAGCGTTACGATTGCACTAAGTTGTTCTGTTGTTAACCCGCTTAGTGTTTCATTTGCTTTTAAAATCTGTTCTGTTAACATAAACTTACCCTTTCGTTTATTTTTGTGTAGTTATTAAGTTTATAGCGGCTTCCCTGCTTTATTAAAACCTGTTCCGTCTGGATTTTCATAAGACAAGTTAACATTTGCAGGATATTCAATAATATTGTCAACAAACCAGCCTAAATTTTTACCATGTGTTTTAAAAGACTCCCATTCAGATGGAAGGAAACTTTGTTCACATGGCTTACTGGTTTTTTTGCCGTGTGTTGTAAATTGCTTTCGTTCTGCAATAACTTTGATGTATTGAACTTTTGTTTTTGCTGCTGTTCTCGAACTGCTTGTTTTTAACGGTGTTTTTGTAGCCATTTTATTTCATTTTAAGCTTGCTCCACTTCTGGCACATAGCTATAAAGGGCGTCTTTAATACGCTCTATTTTTGTTTTAAAATCTATTAACTCACCAAATTTTAGTAAGCTTATATTCTCTCTTTCAAACCGTTTGATATAAGTAGAAAGATTGTATTTCATTAAAATGTCTTTGCGCTCGATTAACCCAAGTTCATAAAGCTCCTTTATTTGTTCTGCTGTCTTGTGTCTAAAAGGGTCTAAGTTTGCGATAATCTTTGCGCGTTGTAATTCTTTTCTATTGTTTTTATACTTAGTTTCAAAGTATTCATCCTCTAAACGGTCTAGTACTTCACTTGTCGCACCTTCGTTTCTAGCTTCGTGATACATCTGTAAAAGATGTTCTGCACCAACTAAATTAAACTTTGTACCATACGATAAAGACAGGCTTACAAAACGATTGCCATACCGTAGTTTAGCAATTGTTTCCAATATCTGTTTTTCGGCTTTCTGTAAGTTTTTAGCAATGTTTTTAATTACCTTTTCGCCAGACTCAAACAAGCTAAACACTTGCTTTTCGTTAACAGCTTGGTTGTTTATCGCGTCACCTGTAAACCCTGTACAAGTTTTAAAAATCTGCTCTCTAAGTCTTTGAACTTCGCCACTATTATAGTCTAAAGATGCGCGGTCTATTGACACAATACCGACAGGGTCTCTTAAATTAGCACCGTCGTTTGCAGGACTTGGCGGATCTACTTCAATATATGAGCCTGCTCCAGAAAGGTTTGATTTTGAACAGTTGTAACACCTTTTTAATGAACTCCCCTCCATTAGGTGCGCACCATCTGAAATATTACACAAATACCCATCTACACACTCAATGTTATTTTTTTCATCTTGAAAGGTGCAATCTTCTGCAAACCCCCAATATATCGGCCATGAACCATATGTGTCTAATACACGCTTTGAAAGCGCATAAAACAAATACCAGTCTAATTCATTTAAAGCTTTAGTAACAGGTGATTCTTTTACAGCTTTTTGATCTGCATTTATAAAATCCGACCAGAAAAAATTTGCAGGGCAACTGCCTAAGTTATGTACAACTTCTATGTAAGGTATAGCTCCTTTTTTTATTTCCTTGCCTTCATCCTTAAATAATCGGTAATATTCAGTATCAAAAAAAGCTATTGTATCAGCATCTGGTTTAAACTGAATAAAAGAAATGTCTCCATTTTTATCGCACTCAAAATCAATAACATTTTGAATATCTAAAAAGTAGTAGTAAGGCTCTGGAAGCTCGCCATTTTGTTGTTGCGGCACATCTACTATCCAAACACAATTAAATGCAGTTTTTAAGGCGTTAGAAGCTAATACGCGCCATTTTTCTGGCTCACCACACTTTTGTAAATAGTTTTCAAAATCTTCTTTAAACTCTTCCGATGTGAATTGAAAACTTTTTATAGGGTCGCGACCATCAAACGCCTTAGAAAAAACGTCGAAAATCTCACCTGTTAGCTCATTTGTCTTGACAGGATAAAGGAATACTGCTTTTAACAGCTTCACTTTATCCTTATGAATCAATGTACTAGCAAATTCAAAGAACTGCGAAACAGCGCGGCCAATTTCATGGCTGTGCGTTAACGATATTTTTGTATGAAGTTTTACGCGTTGTTCATGCGCAGCCGCAGTCATTATCTGACTTTGATACTGTTTTTGTCGCTGCAACTGGTAAATTTCTGTTAACTCCATCGCCGTCTTTTAATCTAAAACCGCCGCTTTTCTTATAGCTAAGAATTTCTGCTGCTTGCGTTGGTGCAAACTCTCTTTCTATTCCTGTTGCTACTTCGATTAGTGTAACGGTTGTTTTTTGTGTCTTTTTAGTTCTTTTTGCCATTTTATAAGTCTCTAAGCGGGTCAAATCCTGTGACTGGGGTAATACTATAAAGGTAATCTGACCAGTTAGGCTTAAATGACCAGTTTACCGCGTTTCGGTCTGGTTCATTTTTACCTCCTAAAAGTTTGTCACCTACAAAGAAGGATTGAATTGGCACACCAGTAAAAGTAGTTCCAGAATCAGTTGATAAACCCCAAATCCGCGAATGTTCATCTATCATAAAAATAGATAAACCTGTTGTTGTTTCTCCTTCACATTCTAGCGTTTTAATCACCTTGATAACTGATTGAGGGACGCGAATAAATTCGCCTGTAAATTGTGTGAAGTCACGACCTACTAAAAGCGGCACACCGTCAACTGTTGTGTTATCTGAACCGCCGTAATAAATCGGTTCTCCTACTGCCGTAGATGGATTGTGAATAAATGGCGAAATAACAACTTTTGTATAATCGGATGCACTTTTCAATGTACTCCATGTTGCTAACTCATTAGGATTAGTTGAAGCAATAGTAATTGCATTAAGTGTGCCGTCTGCTTGTTTCTCTCGCTGTATGATTATTTTTTGAATTTGCCCAATATCTTCTGGGCAGGTTACTTCTGGAATGGCTGTTAATGATGCCGCAATGGGGCAGGAACAAAGTAAAGACATTTCTTTTGTCATTTATCTCTAGTGCCTACCCTTCGGCAAAAGATTGTCTTATAAAAAAAAATTACAATTGCAAGTTAGCAAAAGTTTTTTACAAATTCAATACGTTCAGAAAGTTTTGAAATAATTGAAAAACCGCGTATCTTGAAAATAAAAAGTAAATGAAAACAAAGCATATCTTAACGCTTTTCACATTATTAGTGGTAATTTCATGTGAAGAAGACGTTATTGTTCAACCTTTTTGCGAAAATGTTTACAATGAACCATATTATCTAATCGAGAAAGGCGATACAACCACACTACAACCCGAAATTGAATTTGACCAAGTTTTTAACAGTATGTACAAAGTACGTTTTGGCGAGGGAACTATTGAGCAATCTTTCGGATGGAATGATCTGTGTGGCAGACAATTTGAGCAAGGTGAGTTTGTAAAAGTTCAATGGCAGGGTGATAATGATAAAATTTTAGTGCGAATTGTATCTGACAGACTACAAGGTTTACCATTTTATGAAGTAGAACAATGCGAACCAATTTTTATACACATCTATGTAAATTATTTAACAAAAATCTATGAAGTTAGGATAAAACTAAATGATATTAGTTCTGCATTATTCCCATTTGGTTTTGAACATGATAAACAAGATTCTAAAGAAATAGATATTAGCTTGGAAGTGCCAGCGCAAAAAACAATTCAAATTTATAAGGAAATTATTTAGTACAGCTTTCTTTTTGGTTTTCACTGGCTGCGTCTTTGACGTAGCCTTTTTTTATTTACCTCGCTCTCACTCCTGCACGCTCTTGTGTAAGGCGACCGAATGCGTATCTAGCAGCATCAATAAGGTGATTAAATTCATCTATTGGTACAGATTGCTTTTTATCATTCCAAACGTAGTTGTTTAGTTCTCTTTTTATATTGTGTGAACTTGGGTCAATGATTAATTGGTATTCTTGCATTTTACGAATGCCGTCTATAACAGAATCTTTACCCTTTACAGCTTTTACGACATTTACCTTTGCTTTTGCTAGTGCTGCTGTTAGTCTTGGTTCGTTATGGTCTACTACAACTAAATCATTACGCCTTATAAGTGTTTCTTTTACTTTAGTTATAACTTGTCCTTCTGACAATTTAGTAGAGTAAATAAATTCCTTCAAATACACTTTTTTACGCCTTTTATCTACTGATACTGCAATAAATCCTAAAGGGTCTGGATAGTAACCATAATCTAACCCAAAAGCACGCGGGATTGATAAATTAAACTCACCTTCTGACCAATTAGTAAAGATTGCGCCAAATTCACGTTCTAACCAGCCGCCTATGTAATTGTAGTAATAATGTGATTCATGTTTATCTATGTATTGTGGATGATCTTTAGAAAGGTTATGTTTTTGCTCTGAACGCTCTTTGTGTGTATCTGCTTTCTTTATCCAACCTTCTGATAAAAAGCCTAATTTAGCCGCTAGATGGTAAGTGCTATGTATGTGTTCTACATCTGCATGATCTGAAACCGTTACATTATAGCCAAGCACATCTATTTGTTTTGATGTATTTTGAATCCATCGTTTATAAATAAAGTGCTCTTTGGTTGTCGGGTTCTGAATCCATATCACACGGTTTTGTAAATGCGAACTCCTTATTGAATCGTCTATGGTATCAAATGCACGTTCATCGTTAAAGTCTTCACCTTCTTCAATTACCCACGTTGTGATACCAGAAATAGATTTTAGATTTGCGGTTTGATCTCCGCTAGATGTTTTTATGCCAGAAAATAATACAAAACTATTCGTCTTTATGTTAAGTACCTTATTGTTAGTAAACCTAAAGTAAGGTGTTAGACCTAATCTATTTACTACGTTTTTAAATTCTGGTATAATGGACTTTTCTGCACTTGTCATAGTGTAGCGCGTGAACAATACGCCATGCCCTTGCTCGAAAGTCAGCCGCGCTATAAATTCCTGAACATTTGTACTTTTTAGAGATGCACGGCCACCAGTTATAAAGAAATAACGCTTTTTGGAAGTGTATAGCGTTGAATATATCTTTTTTACACGTTCGTCTATTTTAACCATTCGCCAATCGGAATATTAAAGCTTTCATTTCCTGTTGTATGGTCTACTGATTGTTTAGGCTTTCCGAATCTGTATTCCATGAATAATTTAATATACTGAAATTCGCCCTTCTTTACGCCTGTTATTAATTTGCCTATTGCTAAATCATCATGTGGTGATAGCTTTTCTAATATTTTCAACTCTTCATCTTTCGGTTTTCTACCCGCTTTCCCTTTCGTGCTATGTCCACCGTTAAACTTCCTTTTATCCACAATTAATAAAAATTAATTAATTAATTATTTTCTCATGCTTTTTTTGCCTTTGCACCTCCATTGATAGCGCGCTAAATCATTGGCAGAAATTCTTTTGCTGGTTTTTATTCCGCTTGATCTTGCGCAATAGTTATCACCTTTCTTTGTGCCAGGTTGTATAGTTTCTCCTTTTTGCCCTGCATGTACAGGCGGGATGTTTTTATTATTTGGGGTGAATTTCCATTTCTTATTCTTCCTATTGGAAGTAGTAATTTTACCTTTCACGCCTTTAATAGTTGCTATCTTAGCCATACTTTCACTTTTTTCTGAAAGATACGAAAATATAAAGTGCAAGGCAATAACAGACATATGTCTGATATACTATGTTGTGCCTAATTTTAGGGTGAGTAACTACCAAAAATGATAAAGGTAAGAATGGGGAAGAACTTTGTGGGGCGTGTCAGGATCATTCGGATTTGTAGCTTTGGTGATTTAGCTTTAGTGACGATTGGGAGCAATTATTGATTCTCTGCGTCGGAGAAACTAGTGGCGTGAAATTACAAACCTGGAATTAGATTTGGAATCTGATCGAATCTTGACCGAAGATAAACTCTCTTGAGATTTGTAGATCGCTAGACTTGTAAAGAAATATAAATCTAGACTTTAAAAATTAATGTAAATTGAGGAGAACTGTTTGAACATAGCAGTTGGAACTATGTGGAGATCGTGAGATAGCATTAGAAAAATGAGTTTATGGAACTAATTTATGCTGTTGAAACTTATAGATCTCGGAAGGTATCCGAAATGAGGATGAAAAATAAAAAACTAGGCACAACAAAAGCTATGACGACCATGCTGGCTACACGCCATCACGCCGCATAGCTCGACCGTTGCCTGCAATGAGGAGAAATAAAAAGAGAAAGAAGACTATATTCGGGGGGGACAGGACGAACTCTTCTAAGAATAGGAAGCAGAACGGATAGCTGAGGTGATCGAAATATGCGTGAAATGCTAATAGTTTTTGCTGTTTACTGCTTTTGGGTAACCTGATACCCAGACTTGCCAAGAACAGCGTTCGATATGAAGAAGAAACGCGATGATATTAGAATTAGATTTTAATAGCAATTCATCATCAGATTAGACTTCGGGAAAACATCAAAAAAGAATAAGGAACAATCTACTTGAGATTGAATATCAAAAAAGGTGATAGATCGACTCACAAAAATTGATAGGGGAGATGTTCAAAACTGTGAAACAGGGACTGCGTAAGAAATTTTGAATGCAAAAACTGTGTTGGATTTATTTTCTAAGAAATACAAAAAAGAGGGGATAAGATCAGAAAAGAGTTAAGGTTCTGAGATTTAACAAAACATGACGCAAATAAGATGTAAATTAGATGATCAAAAAAGAGAATAATCAAAAAATACACTGCAGGCAACAAAAGCTATGACGCCCATGCTGGCTACACGCCATCACGCCGCATAGCTCGACCGTTAGGCTTAATACTACCATTCATTCCAATCTGCTATATTTTGCTTTCCTTTTGTGATGTTTATAAAATTAGGGTCTAAAGTCTTTATAGTTTTTTCTGTATCT